TGATAAATATTGAAGTGTCGGAAGCGAGGCGAATAGTAGTACTTTGGTTCATTCTGTACTTGATTCATTTCTTTATTGTTATACTCCAATTATCTCATCATTGATACGAAATATGCTATCACTCACAAAATCGTATATCTTATACATAAGTTCCGGTTCTTCCTTTTTCGGAGAATAAACCATTACCCTTTTACCTGCACCTTTCATCCATCCGGCTTCTGTGTTCGCCGATCGACCACAAGGAAGAACCATAACACAGACATCCGCCCACTTCATACCGTTAAAATCCGAATCAAATCCTTTTTGTGCAATCGGATGATTAAGAGCTTCACGATATTGTTCTGTTGTCCAGTTCTGCCAGTTAGAATCTATATCAGACCATTGGAAGCCACCATTACCATGAGGGGGATTCTTAAAATCGTAAACCTCATGTCCTAAATCACGGAGAATATCTACAACGTCCTGTTGAAATACATTTCTCCAACTACTTGCTACATAAATTTTTGCCATAATTTTTTCTTCTTATATTAATTACCTATTTTTGCTAAAAATAAAATTAGTTACCATGAATTTACATGATGCCATTATTCAAGTATTAAAAAAAGCGGGTACTCCACTAAGTTGTCGGGATATAGCAGATATAATCAACAAAGACCAATTGTATAAGAAAAGGGATTTATCTCCTATTAAAGGCGGGCAAATTTCAGCTCGAATAAATCAATATCCATATCTGTTTAAAGTTGATAGAACCAATAAACCAATACTTGTTTCTCTACCTTGATTGTTGATTTGTTGATAATCCTTAAGAATCTTCACTCCATTTTATCCCTTACTTATTGAGTTTGTATCAGTAAAAAGTGTAAAGCCGGAATCTTCGTTCATATATACCTTAGCGCATACATCGCACTATACTCCAGTATACTATTTCTTCAAATACTGCCATGATATTTATTTTATATTTATATATTTGTAAATTCAAAAAATATGATATTAAACAATGAAAAATCAAGTTTTCAATTCTTGGGAGATAATCAATGAAATGACAATCATTAAGAAAGCTGATTGGAGTTTCTTTAAATACAATGGCTCTGGTATTCCTAAAGCAACCAGAAATTATTGGAATATCAATAACTTATCATCTGGAGAGAAACTACATATCATTTTAAATTATAAAGGGGTAGAATATGAATCATATATTGTTATAGATAAAACAAGATTCCAGAGATCACAGATATTTTGGAATTCAGATTTAGGAAATATCTTTAAGCAACTATATCCAAATTACAACAACAAAAATGATTTAGACTACCCGTCATTACAATTCAAGAAAATATCCGACACATATTACATTATATCTTTTGTTAATGAAATAAATGATGATTATCTATTCTTACCACCCAACTATTCAAATATAGAAGGAAGAAAACTATATTTCCAGTCCACACGTTATGAGAGAGACGCCAAATTACGGCAACAAGCTTTGAATATTCATGGATATTCATGTTTTGTATGCGGATTTAACTTCTTTGAAACATATGGAGAAATTGGACGTCAATTTATCCATGTACATCATATAAATCCACTCTCCCAAATTGGTGAACAATCCGTAAATCCAATTACAGATTTAGTTCCTGTATGCCCCAATTGTCATTGTATGATCCATAGAGATAAAAAACATATTCTAACAATTGAAGAATTGAAACAAATACTCAAAATAAATGGAAAATAAATATTCTTCCGCACATATAAGAAGTTCATCATTTTTTCTTTTTTAGTCATTGATAAACTCATCCTCATTTTCCCCTATCTCGTTTTTTACAGGCTTCTTCACCGGAACTCGGATCGCCTTTTCTGTAAACTTACTCGATAGATACTGTTTCGCTTCGATCCAACTTGAAAAGTGCAAATCTTGATCAGTGTAAAGTGACAGGATCGTTTCATTTAGTTTGTCGAGTGCTCCGTATGAGCTTGAATTTATCGTGCCGTCTAAAGGTGAAAACTTGGCAACTAAGCCGTTATAATTCTCTGAAACAAATCGGTCGATATACTTCCGATTCCGTTCATTTGCTTCGGTCCGCTCTGCGGGAACGTCGTGCAAATAGTTTGTGTTTGATAGTTTTCTAATCATATTAAAATCCTTCTAATCGTTTTTGTCCGTGCATTTCGTCCACCTTGTACTGTGGTAGTTTCCGTTTTGGTTTTACATACTCGAAATGTCGTTCTGCTTCTGATAGATCATAGAACATTTCTTTGATTTCGTCCGGTAATACTTCTTCGTCGTCATCGTCGGGCATCGGATCAGCAACCCGGAGAAAGCAGCCTAAAATGTACTGCATGATCTCGTATGTACTCTTGAAATGGTAGTCGGTTTTGATCTTGTCCAGTCGCCGCCATTGGTCCAGATCAACGCGAACCGGAATTTTCTTGAAATAGACGAATTTCTTTTTTCTTTTTCGCATAGTTTCATTGTTTTAATTATCTTCTACTAGCTCCGTTCAAGTCCAAAACGTTGAACATCTCGTTTATTCGGTCCGCGATATACGCGCCGTAAATAGTCTGTATTTCCTTGATCGTTAGATTTGTCGTTACATGGGTTATCGCTTCATGTCTCAACTCGTACCGACATTGAAAAATATATTGCATCACGTTCAACTCAGTGCCGAAATACTTCGCCGGGATTGGTTCTCGTCCTAGTTCATCGAAACAAATCATTCGCGGCGCACCGTTGTTGTACGTGTACAACTCTAGCGCATCCTTTCCACGCATTGAAAAGCTATTCGCAATGAAGGAAGCCGAGTCTATCCTAAAACCGCCGACTGGATAACCACCCTTCGCTTTGCCACGTGTGAAATACCCATATCGGTTTAAAATCTGCATGATGGTACTTTTCCCGGTCCCAATGTCACCCCTCAACAATAGCCCTTTGTTTGTATCTAATTTACCACGTCCTTCTGTATACAAAAAGAGTTGATTCATTAGGTTCTTATTGGAGTTGTCAATCTTAAAATCGGGACAAACGTACTTACAACACGCTTTAAACCATTCCGGGCGTTTCCCTATTTCTATCGGCTCATCATAATACGGTAGTCCGTATGATAGTATCGCCGCTATCGGTAGAGTTTGCTTGCTTCTTGTTTCCATATTCATTTTTATTGTTTTTCAGTTCAAAGAATCCCGCCCAATTATTTGCAATCGCTTCATTTATGATTTGAGACGCAATCGCCGGATTACCTTTGCTCAATTTCACTAATTTGCTGTAACACGCTTTAAGCGACTTTTCCGATTTGTAATTTTCCCGTCTGTCTTTTTTGTATTCAAGCCAAAGAATAAACGTCTCTAAAAACTCGTTAGATATAAAATCAAAATCTCCATGAGAGACTTTAGAGAGTATATTTTCGTTTGGTTTCTGTTTTAGTTTATTATAGTCCGTACTATTGGTAGTATTATTGGTTGTCTTATCTCCCCTCTTATCGGTTGGTTTATCGGGCGTATTATCTACCGTATTATTTACGGTAGTCATTACGGTAGTTTTAAACTCCTTCACAAAAGAATAGGAACTAACAACACGTCTACTTTTACCAGATTTATAATAAATCAATCCTGCATTTATTAAAGACTCACGGGCTTTTATTAGTGTTTTCTCATTCACATTAAGCGCAAAACAAAGTTCAATGTTCGAGCAATCGAAAACGTCCCTCCAATCTTCGCCGTTACAAATAGCCACTAATTCGTAAAATAGGGCTTGTTCGGTGGCGGTAAATCTGAAACGTCGTCTCGCTTTTCTCATCTTCTCAGTTAGCGTATATCCGTCTATATTCATCACACTTATAAAGTCTATCGCGCTACATAATAACTACAAATCCTTATCCCTATGGACCGCCCCACTTTAAGGACGGAGCAATAACAAATAAAATTCTTCTCTTCTCTGCCGTTCCGACACGTCCGGCAATCGCTTTTGTGTACCTGTGTTGTTTTCTTCGCCATTTTATACCTCCTTTATTCTGATTCCATGAACGTAAAGCATGAGCTTCCGTTTGATTATATACTCCTTTGTTCGAACTCCTTTCGTATCCTCAACGACATACTCGCCATCTCGATAATAAACGAAGTCCGCGATATAGTAAACGCCTCGTTCTAGAAGTTCCTTTTTACGCAGCATCTTCCGCACTCCCTGCACTTCATAGAAACGATATTGAGGCGAAATAAGCTCGTATTTTACTTGCTCTTGCAATCCGGTTATAATCCCCTTCTTTTCGAGTAGTTTCAACTCCTTAGCGCGCCGATACTCCTTTTTAGAGTCGTATCCCTCTATCTTTACATTGTTATACTTTGCCATGTCTTTATTTTGGTTTGTGAATGTGGATAAGCTCGGATTTGAACCGAGATTTGTCGCAGACCGCTTGCGAACGTCCGTCACGATCGGAACCAATTCCACGCACTAGGGTGGAGCGTTTACCAATTCCGCCACTTATCCGATTTGCCGGGACTTTCACCCGGCTTATTATTAGAATTTAAGAGAATCAGCCGCAAGGGAATCACATTTGTATACATGGTATCCATTGCCCGAAATACTTCTTAAAAAATAGACATTGCCTTTGGCGTCTTTAACCAAATGGTTATTTAATCCATTCCGATCACACGAGAACAGGCAAAGAGCCATTAAAACAAACAGAATCTTTCTCATTTACTTTCTCCCTCTTTTACTCCATATGGGTAGACATCTACAATCGCCGTTTCTTTCAACGAAATCGAAGAATAATCCGCCATCGTTCCTTTCATACCTTCGTCGAGTTTCTTCATTGCGTCGTGAATATCTGCGGCTTGTACCAGAACATTCGTATAAGTCCGCTTTTCTTTGCCGCTTACTTCGTCCACCGTAATAAAAGCGAGTCGTCCGGCATACCATTTATCGGCGGAATCTTCTTCGCTCGTAAATATCTCGCTATAATGTGCGCGGGAAATGTCGGACACTGTAAACTCACCGGAGATAAACGGAGTCATTTCTTCGGTTATTCGCGCTTCTGCTTCGGTAAAACTCAGCGCATCGACTAAATACGGTTCAGTTACTTTCTTTTGCATTCCGTTTTCCATTACTTTCTCGTAACGGATTTTTGTTAAAAACCAATTGTGCATAATTTCGTGTTTATTAAAGTGTTTATAAAAAATGTGATTAATCGTGTTGCGTTAGTGTTGTGACGGTTATTTCTTTGTCAGTTTGCGTATTTCTTTCCGTAGCTTATAAATCTGATTTTTGATCGGTACGCTGTTTTTCGCATCCGGCTTTAACGTTTCGATCTGTATCTTTAATTCTAGGACCGATTTTGCCTTATCGACACAATCAAGTAAATCCAGACCGGAACGAATAGATTCGTCTATCATTTCACTAGCTAACCGGATACGGTCATAGAGTTTCTTTATATTCTCCACATGATCGGCGCGATTCATTTCAAGTATTCGACCTTCATTTACATAGCCGTCATAAATGACATAATACAATTTGTCTACGTCCGGGCGACCGAGAAAATGACCGAGGAACTGCCAATAATATTCGTCCTTTTCGTCGATGGTATTCCCGAATTGCAAAGATTCGATTTTACCCTGCGACATCGGGCATTTGATTTCGCCTAGAGCGATAACTTTCCCGTCGAATCCATACACATAGAAATCGGGTGAATCTCCGAACCCTTCAAACGGTTCATTGAAAACAATGTCGTAAAAATCGGTTGTACACGACTTGATCTCGTTCATTAATTGACTCCGTACCCACTCAACCGCTAACGGTTCGTTGTCGTGCCCCCAATCAAAAGCCTTTGCACTTCCGTTTTCTCGCATCATCCCGGTCCTACGCTCGTATCGTACTAAATACATCGCATCCAACGCGGCTTTACCGAACGGACATCCTTTGCCCGCTTTCATCAAATCGGGAAGCGTAGAGGCTGTTATTTTGCCACGTCTCTTTTCTTTCCATTCAAATTCCTTTTGTTCACTTGATTTCATGTGCTACTAATTCTTTGATTTGTTCTTTTGTTAGTTTGTATTTCATTTGGACTTGCGCAACTGTATAGCCGCCCGCCAATGCGTCTAGAATGTTTTTCCAGATCACCGATCCAGTTTCAACCGTAGGCAATGAGTTTTCAACTTTCGGGATGAATGGACGAATACGGAGCGAATCAACCTTTTCGCCGAAAGCGTCTACCATTACCGCGCCTATCTGAATTTGCTTGTTTATCCATTCCTCGAAATTCGGTGTTTTGAAAATCTTCGTCATAGTTTTGCAGTTCGTCCGGTTGAGGATCATCGGTTTTACATTCTCGAAGAAGTAAGCGACGAAGCATTCTTCTTTCTTTCCAGACGCACCGACTACCTGTTCTCTTTTCGTTTCACGGATGGTGAGAACTATATCTTTTCCGTCCGGTAGGCTGTAAGCGCCTAAATAGTCATAATTAAATTGAGTTTTCCAATGTGTCATTGTCGTGTGTAATTTAGTTATGATTCGAACATCGCTTTTAATATGAAAACGAGAAAGATTACAGCTAATAATATCGCTATTGGAATCCATAAAGGAGAAGTCACCCACCACCAAGACCAATCGATATAATTTGTGAGTTTCAATACGATAAAAACGATAGTAAGTAATCCGCAAAAACCAATGCTACTACCTTTTGAGTTATTACTTGTACTCATATTCATATACAGTTACCTATACACCGTAAGGTTTTATTGTTTTGTTTAAAAATTATCCGATCCACCTTGATAAAGCGACTCATAACAGCGAGCGCAAACAGTGATTATCTTTGTACCGCGTCTGCCGCGCTCATATGTTTCGACTTCTATTTCGATCTCTTCGCCCGGTTCGATTTCCTCGCCGCAATCTTCGCAAGTTAGAGTATCAGCAGGACACGCGCCTAGCACCGTACGCATTCGACAGTTACCGATACATTGATGATTCGCCGCCATGTCTTTTTACGTTTATATAGTTACAGACTAGCACATAGATAATCGTTAGAAACACGATCAGAAGTGCGATGATAAGTTTGCCCGGTTTCGGTTCGCCTTCTGCGAGGCTGCACGCTAGGAGCATTAAGATGATAGCGATAGGGCTTTGTTTGAGTGTTAGCATGATATTTCGTTTTAATTTGGATATTCTTCACTATAAGCGTATCTAAGTACGTCGGACGCTTTACACCTCCATTTACCGTGTTGGTGTGCGGTTGGCTTATCAGTTGCGATTTTCCCGCGTCCTACTAAATCCTCCAACCTCCGGCGACCTCCGACGATTTCCGCCGACATATTTTTACTAAAGGTTAGTTCTCTCGTAGCGTCATAAATTCGGTTGATTTCATTCGCTAGTTTCTCATTGTAACGTTCTGCTGTCGTCATTGTAGTCGTGTTAAATAGATTCCTGTTTCGGTTGCTTTCGTTTTGAATAGAGCTAACCCCTTTCTTTTAAGTTGGCTTGCCGTTGCTTTTGCGGTATCTTCTTTGTCTTTATCGAAGAATACTGGATCGCCTACATTTAAATCAAGTAAGTTCTTTCGTGTTGGTTTGATTGGTGTTGCTTTCATAATTCCTTCGTTTTATTTGTTACTTATTCATTCATTCATTAACTTTGATGCGACAAAGATAAGTCCATTATTGGACTACACAAAACAAATAGTCCAATAATTAACCAAAATAGTCCATATTTAGACTATTTCCAAATAACAACCAATAATGGAAACACTAGAAAAACTAAGATTTCTAATTGATAAAGAAATAGTTAGCAGATACGAATTGGCTAAAGATTTAGGAATGAGCAAATCGACATTAACTAATTACTATGAAGGGAAAACAACGCCAAGTAGTCTAAGATTGGACGTTATTGAAACTTATATCAACAAAAGATTTGGATCAAATTTAAATTGTTCAACCGAAAAACAACAAGATAGCCCTTTAGAAAACAATAACTATACCCTTCATTACGATGACCTAAAAGGCAAAGCCATTCCGCATATAGACGTAGTGACCGCTTCATGTGGTCTGCCCAATGGCTTTAACTCTGCAATAACAAAAGGAGACTGTGAGCGATATATTATCCCCGATATGCCCGGTTGTGATTTCACGATCCGCGCCGGAGGTCGCAGTATGATTAACAGAGACGTCCCAGAACGGAGCATTAATGATCGGGACATTGTAGGATGCCGGATCGTTACAACTAGATCACACGTAAGATGGGGTGAGGTATACGCTTTAGCAACATACGACGGTATAATGATAAAAAAGGTCGAAGAATCAGAACAGGAAGGATATATAAGATGTGTTCCTTTTAATAAGGAGGAAGGTTTTAAACCTTATGATGTTCCGATCAATGAAATACACGATTGGGCGTTAGTCGTCGGTGTGGTAAGCGTGAAAACATGGATTTAAACAAATAACTAATAACAAAACAAAATGAAAAAGCTATTATACTTTGTGTTTGTATTATCTTTTATGGGATGCAGTAACGAAAATACAGAAATAGAAAATTATATTGATGATAATTCCAATAAAAACGAACCCGAAATTTCTCAATCAGTTAATGGATTTGATTGCTATATTGAGTTTACAGGAAATAAATATATAGTTAAGGCTTATAAAGGAAAAGATCTTAGCTTCACAATATCCGATGAAATCACAGATAGAAAGCAATACATAGATTTACAATATGGGCAAAAAAAGGAAATTATAATATCTAATATTCAAATATATAATATTTTGCAATATAAAGATACATTCTATTTACTTCTCAATTTATCAGACAATGGAGGGATCGTTTTTTGGGGAATAAGAAAATTCTATTCTATTGAGAAAGATGTAATTAATAAGCAAACATTTAACAATATTGTTTTTTTACCTACAATGATGCGCTTTTGGTTTGAAAACAGTCTTTTATTTACTGCTAACTCTACAATCTATCCAGAAGCAAGTATATCCGAATCACGTATTTATGATGGGCAATTTAATCTGATAACAAACCAATATCCATCAGGGAAAGTACTAGATATGTTTCATACTATTAATATTTCAAAAGGATATTACGATATCAATCCCCCTTTCGAATATATCAAAGATAATATCACATACAAAGACATAAGAGAACCGAAAAAGAACTTATGGAAATTTGAGTTTCAGACTTATAATAATGATTTCATCGTCAATGATTGGGATACGTCATATACTTCGAATAACTCAATTTCAGTAACTGCTAATATAACATTTGCGAACGGAGAAAAAGAAAAGCTAGAATTTGAATTAGATAAAGAAACAGGTTATCTTATTGAGTAACCCGAATAATCCCACAACAACATGAAAAACTGGATTAAATCATATTGGAACAACTGTTTGTCGATCGCTGCAATTATATGTAGCGTTGTCGCTATTTGCGTTTCGTTGCCATCCGCGCCGGAATTAGGTATGGACTATATCGGGGCGATAGTAGGGATTTTATCGCTTTTAGTGACGATGTTAATCGGATGGCAGATTTGGAATGTGATTGCAATAGATAAGAAGGTTAAAGATGAAGTGAAGCAAGTCAGCAAATCTTTTGCAAAGGATATAAAAGAAATAAAAGATGAAAGTGAAATTTCTACGAAAAAAATACTATATAAGGCAGAGTATATCGAATTGAAATTTCAGTTATCAAAATATGATCTGCGAGGAATAACAATCTGTTTAAAAGCAATGGTTGAACATGCAATATCTATTAACGAACCATACTTTTTCAGCGATGTTGCCGCAAAGATATTATTATCAAAAGAACAAGCGAGTGTAGTAACAATCTCTAATGGAGTTAGACAGATAGAAGTAAATAATGACTTCTTAGAGATTTCTCAAAATCTTTTAAATCATTTAGCTGCCTCCGATAGATTCACCCCTGCATTATTGAAAATGGTAGATAACTTAAAAAGAGATAATGAGAAGATACGAAAAAATATAGAGAAGAAATAGAGTATTCAAAAAAAAAGACATGATTACAATAGATAAAAAAGATATTATAGTAGCAATACTAATCGCCTCTAATAAATCGCTGACAGACTTAGACGTTTACGATTTAAAAGAGCACAATATAACAATAGATGAATGCGACATGATTTTACGCCAGCTCGAAAAAATGGGACTAATAGATATAAAGAGTAGATATTCGCGACCTAGTGGTTTTGTCGTTGCTATAAATTCCGGCTTACATGAATTTTCGTCGCGTGGAGCATTTAAAGCACAAGAGCTAATACTTTCGACGCAACTTGAAAGATTGGATATAGAGATACAACTTATGAAGTCTCAACTTACACCGGACAAACTCGATCAATTTAGCAAGGTATTTTCTATCTTTAGTTCCGTCTGTAGTATGCTCCCTTATATCAAGGTCGCCCATGGCGAATAGTTCTACCAATCGAAAGATATCGGGATTATCTAAAGTATTGTGCCATACTTCGCGCGAAATATGATCGAGATAAATACGTTCTCCGTTAACCTCGAATGTTCGAGATACGTCTATGATAGTTCTATTTTTGCGAGTTATTGCTCTCTTAAGGATGTATACGGTTTCATCCGTATGTATTCCATCTGAATTATCACTTTGAGTCATAATAGTATTTTTACTATTAGTCGGATAAACTAGAAACAGATAGCGCGATTGTAATAAATAAAAATAGAATGAGAAACAAAAATGAACATAAAAACAGTATTAAAAAATCGTTTTTTACTTCCGCTTGTCGGAGGCTTAAAAAACAATCGTTATAACTAATTAATTATTAACTAGATAGGCACGTTTTTGAATTAATACTGGCAGTGTCGAGGTGATCGGTTCGAGTCCGATACGCTCCACAAAATGAAAAGAGTAACTTATGATAAGTTACTCTTTTTTTTATTTTAAACCTGTGATTGGCTTTGTAGCCAAGCTTCATTAAGACATTTATATTACCCCGAAATGTTTCAAAGCCTTGTAAAGTCCATTATTGTCCACCGTATCAGTGACAAAGTCGGCAACTGACTGAACTTTTTCGGACGCATTTCCCATCGCCACTCCTATTCCGGCGGCCTTCAGCATGGGGATATCATTACCGCCATCACCGCACGCCATTATTTCAGAAACTTTAACCCTGTAGTAATCGGCAAATAACGAGAGGCCGGTTGCCTTACTTGTCCCTGCAACATTAACATCAGCAAATAAAGGATGCCAGCGTGTTGCGGAAAGACCAGACAGAAGCGGCATTACTTTTTGTTCTGCTTCCTCATCAAAATAAAAACAAAGTTGACAGCATTCTTTTCTTTCAAACATCTCTTCGATGTCGACAACCGGCGGAACCGGATGCTCAACAATTCCGGCAATCTGTTCGACAGTCGGGGTAAGGCGATTGACAAATACACCTTCATTTAATTCGAGAGCGACTGCAAAATCAAATTCCCGTGCAAGCTCCATTGATTTTCTAAAATCCTGTGCAGGTATTGCTACTTTTCTTATCACACTTCCGTCACGCAATACACACTCTGCTCCATTAAGTGCAATAACTCCATCATACGGCACAGCATCAATCTCATGAAGATCACTTGCCGCTCTACCGGTAGCAATCACAATCTTAATTCCACTATCATGTACTTTTTTAAGAGCATCTATAGAGGATTGCGACACCTTATGAGTTTCAAAACTCAACAAAGTTCCATCTACATCAAGCAATAATACCTTTATCATACTATCTATATTTTTGGGCTACAAAGTTACTGAAAAGTTTCTCATGGCCTACAACGATAAGCACGAGATCGTGTTAAAAAAGATATCATATATACAATAAAAAAGGACCTTTATTCAAGGTCCTTTTTTATCACTTCATCCATTTCTTTTATTCGTTTCTCACGATCCTTGATGGGACCGTCTTTCGTATCACCTTTGAATACATTATCTGCACGATCGGTAACTTCAGTGCTCCATTCTTCAAACTCATTCTTAGCCGGACGGCCATTCGGTTCGATATTTTCCTCAGCAATCGAATCGTGTCTGTTAATCATATCATCCATATCTTCTCTTTTTTTATTGGTTACAATGATAATACAATATAAAAAGAGAAAAGTTCCGGGCGTTAATGTTTTTTGGACAACTCGCGTTCGCGTATCTGCAACTGTTCTTTATACAACTGGGGACGGAAAGGGACATAAAGGGTATAATCACTTTCAACCGCCTTGCCTCCCACCAGTGCCGGTGTCCAATTTGGCATTTCCTTCACAATGCGAAGAGCTTCTTCTGCAAACTCCGGATGAGTCGATTTTAATATATGAGGACGAAGAATCACTCCCTCCTTATCTATAGTAAACTCACACAAAGCATATCCCGAGACATTGTCTTTAAGCAATTCCGCAGGATAAATCATTTGTCCGGCTACATATTCCCGTACACAAACATCAGTCAAGCAGGGTAATTCTTCAATTTGCTTTCCCGAATGCGTTTTGAGCTTCGGACCAACAGAATAAATCCCCACATACATCGGCTTTTTGTGAGCGTCCGGCTGTTCTTTGGTACGGTGCTCCAGCTCTTTCAATAAAGCGGTTGCTTCCTCCGCCAATGCTTGTTCCGAAATATTTTCTCCCTGAGAAAACATGTAAGTCGACTGACAAACCAACACAAGCCGCTCCATCAAAGTACCTTTCATGGGTGACCACTTCCGTCCCATCATCTCTTTTCCTTTCGCATCTGTCGATGAGAAGTAATAAACAACTCCATCCAGTCCGGCTGTCGAACCGTCCAAATCCTGTATCTGGCTGGTTACCAGACGGGCGATAGCTCCCAAAGACTGGTATAAGGACTGACTGATCTCCACTGATTTAGTTTCCACTTTCACCGTTCCTTTCTCTGCCTGCCAATAGGTACGCGACAAAGTATTCGCAATCAACAGACAACGTCCGTTCTTCTTCTCTACCGACATTGCATATTCCGGTGAAAAAGAAGGAATGGCTACAAAACGCGCGTAAGGACGCTGTTGAAAACCTGTATTAAGCAAAGAAAAGACATTTCGATAATACTCACCCAACTCACCCGTATAGGTAGTAAAAGGCTTCACCGGCTCCAGATAGTCGATCTGAGCTGACAGGCGAAACGATAAAGTCAATAGCAGAAGAGAAATAACAATCTTTTTCATAAGTGTTCCCCGATTTTCGGTACATTCGGCAACAAAGATACAAATTATTTCGATGGTTCGTGATAAAATTATATCTTTGCACGGTTTTTATTAAGAAACTGAATAACAATACATCAAAAATATGATAGCTAAGATTGAACAACTTCTGAAAGAGGTGGAAGCCTTACACGCCTCCAATGCCGAAGAACTCGAAGCTCTCCGCATCAAATACCTAAGTAAGAAGGGAGCCATTAACGATTTGATGGCGGATTTCCGTAACGTAGCTGCCGAACAGAAAAAAGAAGTCGGCATGAGACTGAATGAACTGAAAACAAAAGCGCAGGATAAAATCAACGCACTGAAAGAACTGTTTGAAAGTCAGGACAACGGTTGTGACGGATTGGATTTGACGCGCTCGGCTTATCCCGTCGAACTCGGTACACGTCACCCGCTTACCATTGTAAAAAATGAAATTATCGACATCTTCGCCCGTTTGGGATTCAGCATCGCTGAAGGACCGGAAATAGAAGATGACTGGCACGTATTCTCGGCACTGAACTTTGCCGAAGATCATCCGGCACGCGATATGCAGGATACTTTCTTCATCGAGGCTCACCCGGATGTTGTATTACGTACACATACTTCTTCCGTACAGACCCGCGTTATGGAAACGTCACAGCCTCCTATCCGCATCATCTGTCCGGGACGTGTATACCGTAACGAAGCAATCAGCTACCGTGCGCACTGTTTCTTCCACCAGGTAGAAGCTCTGTATGTAGACAAAGATGTATCATTCACCGACTTGAAACAGGTATTGCTGCTTTTCGCTAAAGAGATGTTCGGTGCAGATACTAAGATTCGCCTGCGTCCGTCATACTTCCCCTTTACAGAACCCAGTGCTGAAATGGATATCAGTTGTAACATCTGCGGTGGTAAAGGTTGCCCGTTCTGCAAGCATACCGGTTGGGTGGAAATCCTCGGTTGCGGTATGGTAGACCCGAACGTACTCGAATCAAACGGCATCGACAGCAAAGTATACAGCGGTTATGCTCTCGGAATGGGTATCGAACGCATCACGAACCTGAAATATCAGGTAAAAGACCTCCGTATGTTCTCCGAAAATGATACACGCTTCTTAAAAGAATTCGAAGCGGCATATTAAATAGAGCACAGAATTTACCAGTATGCCAATGTGCCAATAAAACCATCTGATGGTAATTGGGACATTGGCATTTAATCAATATACCGATTACACTGAAACGGGATGGCTTATCACCGTTCCGATCAGCAAATTGAACGTTCACTTATTATGGCAAAGGATAGACTCATTACTCCCGGTTATTGTTTCATCTTGGCAGCCAACTTCCTGCTCTACTTCGGTTTCTGGTTGCTGATTCCTGTTTTGCCGTTCTATTTATCCGAGTTCTTTCAGGCAGGAAATTCCACTATCGGCATCGTGCTTTCCTGTTATACGGTAGCTGCACTCTGCATCCGCCCGTTTTCCGGCTATCTGCTGGATACGTTTGCCCGTAAGCCGCTTTATCTTTTCGCTTATTTCATCTTTATGCTGATGTTTGCGGGATATCTTATCGCCGGCTCGCTTACCCTATTTATTATATTCCGAATTATTCATGGAGTCTCTTTCGGCATGGTCACGGTAGGTGGAAATACAGTAGTCATTGACATTATGCCCTCTTCCCGCAGAGGTGAAGGGCTGGGCTATTATGGACTGACCAATAATATCGCCATGTCCATCGGACCGATGTTCGGACTGTTTTTACATGACGGAGGGGTTTCTTTCGCTACAATATTCTGCTATGCGCTCGGTTCCTGTATGCTGGGATTCCTGTCCGCAAGCCTGGTGAAGACACCTTATAAACCACCGGTAAAGCGTGAACCGATTTCACTCGACCGTTTCATTTTATTAAAAGGAATGCCTGCGGGACTCAGCCTGTTGCTACTCTCCATCCCCTACGGAATGACCACCAATTATGTAGCCATGTATGCCCGCGAAATAGGAATCCATACACAAACAGGTTTCTTTTTTACCTTTATGGCGATCGGTATGGCCATTTCCCGTATATTCTCAGGAAAGCTGGTGGACCGGGGAAAGATAACCCAAGTAATTGCCACCGGACTCAATCTGGTTATAATAAGTTTCTTCCTGCTCGCATCCTGTGTATATCTGATTCAATGGAATGATGCTGCCTGCACCATTCTCTTTTTCGGAATTGCCCTGCTGATGGGAATCGGATTCGGAATTATGTTTCCGGCATTCAATACTCTGTTCGTAAACCTTGCCCCCAACAACCAACGGGGAACAGCTACTTCCACCTACCTGACCTCATGGGATGTAGGAATTGGTATCGGTATGCTGACTGGAGGATATATAGCCGAAATCTGTTCGTTTGACAAAGCATATCTTTTCGGTGCCTGCCTGACAGTAGTTTCCGCTGTCTATTTCAAATTAAAAGTAACGCCTCACTACCATAAAAACAAGTTAAGATGAGAAAGAAAGAACGTTATGAAAAAGTAATCGCATGGTTTCAGGCAAATGTTCCTGTAGCCGAAACAGAATTACATTACAATAATCCGTATGAATTACTGATCGCTGTAATCCTTTCTGCACAATGTACGGATAAACGAGTAAATATGATCACTCCGCCTCTCTACAAGGACTTCCCGACTCCGGAAGCTCTTGCTGCCAGTACGCCTGAAGTTATTTTCGAATACATCCGGAGCGTATCTTATCCGAATAACAAAGCCAAACATCTGGTAGGAATGGCTAAAATGCTGGTTAATGACTTCAACAGCAAAGTGCCCGACAACATGGATGACCTGATCAAACTTCCCGGTGTAGGAAGAAAGACCGCCAATGTGATTCAGTCCGTCGTTTTCAACAAAGCAGCGATGGCGGTTGATACCCACGTTTTCCGTGTCAGTCACCGCATCGGACTGGTGCCGGACAGCTGTACGACTCCATTCAGCGTAGAGAAAGAACTGGTGAAGAACATTCCGGAAAAATTAATACCCATAGCCCATCACTGGCTTATTCTGCATGGTCGTTATGTTTGTCAGGCACGTACGCCGAAATGTGACACCTGCGGTTTGCAAATGATGTGCAAATATTTCTGTAACACTTATAAAGTTACAAAAGAGGCACCAAAAGCCAAGAATAAATAACGATTTAATAGCAAGGAACCGAAATAAATAGTA